TTTCAATTAATCCAATTACAACATTAACTAATTTGATCGCGTAAGGTAAAAGAATAGATCCCAAGGTGATTGATAAATCTTTAAATCTTGAGCCAAGTATTCTCGATTGATTTGCAAAACCTTCTTGAGTTCTAGCGAAATCACCAAGCGAGTTTTTAGACATGGCCATGATGTAATTGTAACGAAGCAAAACCTTTTCGTCTTGCTTCATTTTTTCAATTTTTTTATTAATCCCTTGCGTTAAAGCAAATTGCTGCAAGTTAGTTTCTGTCATTACAATGCCTAGTCGTTTCAAAGACTCGGTTTCACCTGTAAATATTCCGGCAAGAGCAGTTTGAGCTTGATCAACACCTATGTTTTTAAATGAAGCTAAATCACCAGCAAGGCCAACCAAAGAAGTTGAAAGCGTTCCTGCTTTTTCTTGGGAAAGGCCCATTGAAGTTGACATGTCGCCAAACATTGCGGCCATGTCTAAAGCACTTCCGCGATCAATACCAAAATTCTTTCCAGCGGACATTGCAAAGTTTTTAACGCTTTCAGAAGATTTTCCAAATGCCACATCGACTTTATTTAACGATTCTTGGTAATCTGACGCGGCTTTTATAAAAGAGCCACCGAGTAAAGTTATCGGCAGGGTAGTTTTTAAGAATAAATTCTTGCCCGTGTCTAGGCTTTTCTTTCCTACTGATTGGATTTTTTGCCCTACTTTTTCAAAGCTACTAGCCATTGAAGTAGCGGATTGGTTAACTTTTGCCGCAGTGGTTTGCAAGTTAGTTTGAATAGTCTTAAGCTGCGGGCTTATCTTATCAACTAAATCGTAAACGTATTTAATTTGAAAAGACATGTTATTTAGACTCTAGTTGTAGTTGTTTGTTTATTTTGACCGCTTGTTCGTTTAGACTTAAGAGCTTAGGCAATGTCTGGTTTTCAAGCCAATCAAAACTTGCTGATCCTTTGTAAAAATATGCTAAATTGCAGATTAAAGCCTCTAACTTAGAGTCTTCATCCATGAAACAATAAAAAAAGATTCCAAGTATTTAGCCAGTAGCTCCTCAAAATCATTTTCATCAATCTTTTGCAATTCCAAGCCAGTAATTTTTTGTTTTAATTCTTCGTCTTTAAAGCAAATTTCAGAAAGCAGGAAAGATTCAAACTTTTTTAAAAAAGAAATTATGTCAAAGTCTTTAGCTGCGTAAATAATAGCTTTAATTGACTTAGAGTCTAGTTGGCTTTTGTCATCGCTTACTTGCTTCTGAGCATCTTCTTTTGCAAGAGAATTGGTCATGGCAAAGATAGCTTCGATGAATTTCTTTTTAAGACCGATTGTGTGATCTCTATGTTTGTAAGTAGGTGCGACTAGATAAAGATTGCTAACTTCTGCAAAATCATTTTTGCCGTCAATGTTGACTTGGGCTTTGATTGGAATAGTTAGCGTAAAAGTCAGCTTGTCTGTCATAATTATTTACTTAAAAGTTAGAGGAATTGACCCCTAACTTTTAAAGAGTTAAATTTAATTAGCAACTAAACAGCAGGATCGCCAATAAATACATAATCAACAGTTGCCAAATCTTCTCTTTCTGGCAACATTTCCATCGTGCAACCAGTAAAGTTTGCATCACGGAATGTAATTGTGTTATTGTCGCCGTTGTTGTAAAACTCATCAAACTGGTCGTTATTATCTGGAGTTACTTTTACAGAAACCGTAATCTTGCTGATGTTGGTCGAAATATCACTTGTGATGATTTTAGAACCATTAATTTGCGGAGTAACTTTGCGAGTTTTAGAACCTTTCTCAATTTTGACCGCTGACTCGTAAGCAATTACTTTGCCGTTGATGGTCAGGTCACCATAATCTAAGATAGCCATAGTTTTATTTATTCAAAAGTTGGAGTGAAATTGACAATGAGGTTTCTGACTTGGGTCACAATGTTAGCGATGCTTTCGGCCGTGATTGTTCCAGTAGAAAGATTGATCACTACGCTATCCAAAAGGGCTTGTTTAAAGGCAGCAGCTTCAGCAGTGCCAGCTCTCAAAAGAACGTAGTTGTTGTTGCCGTTGATTCCTGAAAGGGCTGAGTAGTAGCCCATCATTTTCCCAATGAATGCGTCTTTATTAACCATCGGGCGACCAGCAACTAATTGACCAGTTGTCAAAATGTGTTGCGAGAAGTCAGCTTTCAGGTTGTTAAAAATATATTCGCGGCAAAGTGAAAGGGTGTCGACGTAGTTAATGTATTTGAAAGTAAGATCCGAATTGCCGAGTGCGTTTGTTTTGTAAGTAGTTACAGCTTCGTTTGAAATCACTACGGTATTTGCAGGATTATTTCTTAACAACCAACCGCCAGAGCTTTGAAGCTCGGTGCATTCGGTATCAGAAAAATCATTGCCCGTTTCAATTACTGGAAGCAATGCAAAAGGAATATTGTGATAAGGAATGCCACCAAAGAAAGAACCACCGACCGATTGGCCGTTAGTTACAAAAGATGAAGTATTTGCACCAACTGAAAGTCTTAACTCACGGTAAGCGGCTGCGTAAGCTGCAATAACGAGAGGGCTTTCAAAAATACCGCCGCCTTTGTGAGCAGTATCAGTAAGCAATTTTACCGGAATGTAGGCAAGGGTCTTTTTATTTAAAGCATCCAGAGCAGTATTTGAGTTTGCGTAAGTAGCTTGTTTGCAAACAATGCCAAATTCATCAACAACTTTATTGTCGACGTTAAATTTAGCTTCGGTCTCAGTTGTAAGGGTAGTTGTACCCCATTCGGCAGGGTAAACGATTGTAGTGAAACGCTGACTAGCAATAACATCAAAAAGAGTTGTTAAAGTTGGGTCAGTCGCTCCACTAGCAAAGGCGGTCAGGGTAGTAGTAATGCCAGCCACAGTTCCACTATATTTAAGGCCGATTGTATTACCCTGAGTTCCTTTGTTTACTGCTGTCAGCGCAACGCTTCCAGTCGTATTTACTGCAGTCACTGGACTATCTAAATTTGCGGCGATTGCGGCAACAAGCAAAGCACCAAGAGACGTCGCAGTAGCTCCACTTGCAACGGCTATTTCGTAAGCACCATTACGGATTGAATCAATGTAAACGGTGATTGTGCCAGCTTCTGTTGCAGTGCCAGAAAAAGCAACCGTGCCAGTAGCGGCAACACCAGATCCGTTGTCAGTCAATGCAATTGCCGAAACTGTTGGGCGAATTCTTGAAACTGAAAGGGCCTCGATAAGAGCGCGACCAGCTTTTGCAATTTGAGAAGTGCGACCAAAAGCTGCGTTAAATTCAGCTTCAGAAATTAAATCTTGAACTAAAGCACCGCTTGATGCAGTACCAGAAACCATGTGACCGACCAGAAGGATTGATCTTTCAGCAACTGCTTGCGAAGTTAAAGCTGAATTAATATTTGCGGTAACATAAGGAAAAGAAGCGGCCATAATTATTTTTTAGTTTTTGGTTGAATTTCAGAAACGATTTCTACGCAATTATCAATTGCAGAATCTTTGAGGCGGTTGCGCCAAAACATATCGAGAGGATTTAAATCTTGATCGCAATCGACTTGGATAATCGCTCCACATAGGAGTTTTCCAGAAGGGGTTTTTAAATCTTGGTTGAGCTTTAGTTTCATGAAAAAACAAATTTTATTTAGAAAAAACTTATTGCGTTAGGACAGGAACGCCAACCCGAAAATCAAGATTTTTATAAAATTCTTGTCGTCGGTTTGTAGGTCATTCCTTTGTCTGTAATAGTTCCGTTGATAACTTGCAAAGGTGTGCCGTTGCTGAATGCAGCCGTATCTTCTTTTGTGATGAATCCTTTTGCTAAAAAGTCGAATCTATGGATGTAGTAAGCGTCAACGTAGTCATCGGTTTCGCTTGCAACGTAAACCATTGGTTGGTAAACTGAATCAGTTAGAGCACTGTCAAAAACATAATTTGCTAAGCTCTTAAGCAGAGCTGATTCGTAACCTCTGGCGGTGTCAGCTTCTGCCCCGCCTAACGTGCTAGATTTACTTGAGAGGGCTACATAAATTGAAAGATCTCGCTGGCTTTGGTACCAATAGTTCTGGTTTCTAGTTTGGGCCGTCGATAAATCGCT